GTTTGATGTGAAGTCAATCAAGCAAGGCGATACATCCATTACTTACAACACCGATGAAGTCTCCAGAGAAACCGTGTATGGCTTATCCACGAGGGATAAAGAATGCCTGCGGAGATTTCGGAGGTTACGATGACAGCGCTCCAAAGATTATGGAAAGATACGATGGACATATACCGCTATGAGGAATACGAGGAAAATGGAGTTACCAAAAGCGGCGATGTCCTGAAACACTCCAGTGTTAAATGTCACTACAGCAAAGGCTCATTGACCGGCACAGGCACTGAAGGTATTCCAACGCTTGTTAACTCGTATTCGCTGTTTTGTGCCTTAGAAACCGATTTGCGAGAGGGTGATAAGGTGATTGTTACTCAGCGAAATGGTAGACAAGTTACTCTGGCAGTCGGCGAGGGATTCCCTTATTCAAGTCACCAAGAATTTTCAGTAAAGCGAGATGGTACCGTATGAGTTTTAGCAATTATGATGGCAATAAAAAGGCTATAGAAGCATTCCGGAAAGAGCTTAGATCTATGTTTAGTGACATATCCGAAATTGACGCAAAGGTCTTAAATAAATCAGTCAACATAGGTTTGGCAAATGTTAAGCGGAATACTCCGGTCGGCAAATATTCGAGCGAAGTAGATTTTATTACCAAAGATGGTCAGCATGTTCATTTTACTGTAAGTTCTCCAGGAGTAGGCGGTTTCATGCGTAAGAGCTGGCGCACCACTCCGATTGTAAAGTCGATAAAAGGAGCAGAGAAATCATTGGTGAATACCGCTGATTATGCATCGTATGTCAATGATGGCCATAGAAAAGTGAACCAGAAGGGTGTAACTAAGGGATGGGTTAAGGGCTATTTCATGTTAGAGAGAGCTCAACATTCAGTGGATTTGGCGCTTGTAAGAGAATTCCGAAAAGAAGTGGAGAGGGTGAATAAGAAGCATGATAAATGAGATTAAATCAGCAATCGTATACAAATTAAGAGATGTATTTCCCTTAATCACAAAGCGGTACACGGATGATAATATTCCTCAAGACTTTAAGAAGCCCTCATTCTACGTTACTGTAATTGACCAAGACCACAAAAAAAGGTTAAACACCAAGTATAAAAGCCTACTAAGCTTTGACGTGGCATATTTCAGCGACAAGGGAGTTGCTGAGATAAAGAGTGACTGCCTTGCCAAGCAAGAGGTTTTACTTCGAGAATTTGATATAGTCGGTACATACCGGATTAAGAATAAGAATGCTCGGATTACTGATAACGTGCTGCACGTGACATTCGATGTTAACTATTCAGAGATGAAGGCTGAAACAAGGATACCAATGCAGGCACAAACAACAAATACCAGTCTATAAGAAAGGTGGAACAAATTATGGGTGGAACTTTTACCTCTCAGAATAAAATTCTTCCTGGCGCTTACCTCAATTTTCGCACGAACGCACCGTTATCTATTACCCTTGGTGATAGGGGCACGGTCGTATTGTTACAGGAAATGAGTGTAGGTGTTCAAGGGGAAACGTATACTATTACCGCACTTGATGCAAGCCAGTATCCGGAAGGTGCTACAGCTACAGACAAGATGCTTGTAAACGAAGCACTAAAAGGAGCCAAGACGGTTATTGTCTTTAACCTTGGTGCGGTTGCGCATGCTGCGGAAGATGTTACGGCTGCATTGGCAGTGCTTAAAACAGTACAGTTTAACACATTGTGCTATCCATATGACACAGCTCTTATCCATACAGCAATCCAGACATGGGTTGAAGCAATGAGAGAAGATGAGGGCGTAAGTATTCAGGCTGTATTGCCAGATTACGAGGGAGACAGCGAGGCTATTATTAATGTTACCCATGCGATCGTACTTGCTGACGGTACGGAATTGACTAATGCTAAAACATGTGCATGGGTTGCCGGGGTTACTGCAGGTGCAAATATTAATCAGTCGAATACCGGTCGGAAGTATGTAGGTGCAATTGATGTATCTCCTCGTATGACTAAGACGGAGATGGAAGCAGCTATCACGGCCGGAGAGTTTATCTTTAAAGTCGATACCGCTCAGAATGTTACTGCAGTGTATGATATCAACAGCCTTACCACTGTTACCGTGGATAAAGGTCCGCAGTTTAAGAAGAATCGTGTAATTCGTACCCTTGATGGGATTAACATGGACATCACGGAGATCTTCGAAAGCAACTATGTCGGCAAGACTAATAACAATGCAGATGGTCGTTCTCTTCTCAGAGCAACATTGATTGAGTATTTCAATGAGCTTCAGAGACTGAATGCTATTCAGAATTTTACCGCTGAGGATGTAACGGTATCAGCAGGGACCGCTTCTGACGCAGTTGTTATTGATTGCTACATTCAACCAGTAGACAGTATTGAGAAGATTTACATTACTGTCAACTTATCCTAAGAAAGGGGATTAAATCATGCCAGAGAATTATACAAGATTAACGGATACGATATCCTCGAAAGAGGGTAAGGCATTTATCACAATCAACGGGTCCAACAGAGAGCTCTTTGAGATCTCTAACCTTAAATCACAATTAGATCTGATCATCCAAGCTCGCCGGATGATGGGGCACAGAATGACTCAGCATAAAGTCGTCGGAGCTGAGGGCACCGGAAGCATGACAATGTATTTTATGAATTCCGATATGCTCAGACTTGCCATTGCCTATATCAAAGAGGGCAAATACGGCGGTTTAAAACTCCAAGTCAAAAACGAGGATGCACAGTCCACGATTGGGGCTCAGGAAGTGGTAATGCTTAATGTATTGCTAAAGACTATTCCGGTAGCCACACTCGATGATCAGTCTGACGATCCGATAACGATTGATACTGATTTCACCTTCGATGACTTAGAGGGCTTGAGTTACTTCCAATTACCGGAGAACTATAGATAACACAATTAACAGGGAGGCTTACACAGCTCCCTTATTATTTTAAAGGAGGAACTTTATGAGTTCATTAAATGCATTTCTTAATCCGATCAAGACGGAGAATAAAGAGGTAATTGTTTCTAATCGATTTGTCGAAGATGGCAAGCCGGTTCCGTTTGTGATCAGACCAATCACTCAGGAAGAGAATAAGCTTCTTATTAAGAAGTTTAGCAAGAAGAATGATAAAAAAGGTACTGAAAGTTTTGACCGACCGGAATATGTTTCCGCTATGACTGCAGCCGCAGTTGTGTTCCCTGATCTGACTAATTCAGAGTTACAAAAAGCGTATGGTGTGTTGGGGGAATCCTCTCTTCTCCAAAAGATGCTTTATGTAGGAGAATATGCAGAGCTAACCATGGCGGTGCAGGAGTTATCCGGACTGGACGAAGATATCAACGAGGATATTGAAGATGTAAAAAACGCATAAGGCAAGGTGATGCTGAGTTCAACTTGGCTCACTTTGCTTTGCAAAAACTTCATATCCTTCCGTCTGTGATTGCGAATATGGATGATAAGGAAAAAGCCTTTCTATTCGCAAGTACCCAATTACGGATAGAAGACGAAAAGAAAAATCGTCCGAAGGGAGGTAAATAAGTAATGCCGACATTAAATGCGACGTTTAGATTGTTTAACGGATATTCAAGCACTGCAGATAAAATTATCAGCAAGACCGATCAGGCAACCAATAAAATACTTAATGCCAGTGGTGCCACGGATAAATTTAATAGTAGGCTTGAGACAACAGGCGCAAGCGCAGGCAGGGCTAGTAGTGGATTAGGAAGATTTATATCAGCAGCAGCCCTATATATGGGCTCATTAAAAGGTATGGAGATATCCGACACATACACTAATACTAGCGCAAGACTTGATTTGATCAATGATGGGCTACAGACACAGGCGGAGTTGCAACAGAAGATTTTTGCGGCTGCAGATCGTGCTAAGGGATCATATACGAATATGGCCGGAGCAATCTCAAAGATGGGTATAACAGCGAGTGAAGCATTCGGATCCAACAGTGAGCTGATAGCATTCACTGAGCTTATCCAGAAGGGTTTTAAGGTTGGCGGTGCAAGTCAAACTGAACAATCCTCTGCCATGCTCCAATTAACTCAGGCAATGGGAGCTGGGAAACTCCAAGGCGATGAATTCCGCTCGATCATGGAGAATGCTCCAATGATAGCGGATGCTATTGCTAAGTATACCGGCAAATCCAAGGGTGAATTGAAGCAGATGTCAGCTGATGGTGTCATAACCTCTGACATCATTAAGAATGCTATGTTTATGGCTGCTGATGATATCAATGATAAGTTTGCAGACATGCCTTACACCTTCGGCGATATATGGAACAAGGTTAAAAACGGAGGCACAAAAGCGTTCGGTCCATTGATTACAAGAATTAATACGATGATCAATTCGGAGAAGTTTGATAAGTTTATCGACAATGTTGTCGGTGGATTGAATATAGCAGCCGGTGCAGCGGACAAGGCCTTGGATGGCATGATCGGTATATATGATTATGTAAGCTCTAATTGGTCGAGAATTGCTCCAATCATTGAAGGTGTTACAGTTGCATGGCTAGCCTATAAAGGGGCTCTATTGCTCGTAAATGCCGCACAGTGGGCGGTAAATTTTGCAGCCATGGCTAATCCGATTAGCTTATCAATAATGTTGGTGGCGGTTCTGGCCGGAGCGTTCGTTCTGCTTTGGGAAAAGTGCGAATGGTTCCGGAAGCTTTATGTTACATTTTGGAAGTCGAGCGCCATGGTAACAGCGAATGGATACAATACCATTGCAACAATCTTTGACTTGGTCGCGATAACGTGGAATAAGTCGATCGATGTATTCAGACTGTTTGTGGCAGCTCTCAAAATTGGTATGATCGCCGGGGTACGTGTTACCGAAGGTGCTATATCTGGAATGATTGATCAGTTTTCATTTTTAACTGATGCCATAGGCCTTACCATAAAGGCATATAATCTGTTTGCTAAAGCAACCGGAGGCAAGACAATTGATTTCGATGTCAATGCTGCAAACATCAAAAAAGCGATCGGTTACATATCTGATAAAGCAGTCGGTACAATAAACGGTGCTTACAGTGGTGTTGACGGTGCTTTTAATAATGCAAAAATCGATACTGCACTAAAACTGATAGACACTGATAAGCTGTCAATGGTAGTAGATGCCTTCGGAGATAAGATGGAGGACTTTACTGTATCTGGATGGTTAAAAGGGTTGTTCAGCGAAGCTAAAGGCGCATTAGACGGATTGCTTCCGGATGGAGAGAATGGAAGCCCAATCGTGGTTGAAGGTCTCGGCAAAGGCGGCGCGATAAAGGTCGATATGTCCAACGAAGATCTACAATACCTCAGGGATATCGCAGAGAGAGAATATATCAATAAATTTACAAACAATGCATTAGCTCCAAATATAGTAATCCAATTTGGTGATGTACATGAAGAGGCAGATGCAAATAAGGTGGCTGGACGTATTAAAAAGATACTCCAGGAAGAAATCGCTATGACTGCAGAGGGGGCTTATTAATGAGTGATTATGCAATATTCTTTGATTACGATAATACAACCTATAGGCTCCCTGTCAATCCAGAGCAGATAGAGAAGGAATCCGTGCAGGCTGTATCAAAGTATGAGATTTTAAAGCTTGGTCAGATTGCAATTCCCACTCACATGGAGCTTATGGAATTTTCTTTCGAAGCGGAATTTCCTCATGAAGTTCAACATTATGTTGAGACTACAGGTGACTTTAAAGATGCGGATTTCTACTTGAATTTATTTACCGAGTGGAGAAACAAGCTTGTCTCGCCACGATTTATAGCTTCAAATGGGATAGGCGATGATATTAATTCACTAGTACTGATTGAGAGCTTGACCATCACCGAAAAGGCCGGAGAAGAGGGTGACAAATACGTCAACTTCAAATTGTTGGAATATCGGGAGTTCGGTAAGAAGTCGATGGTTGTGGAGGAGATTACATCATTTTCAACCGGGACAACTAAAGCCAAGAAGAAAAAGGCTGCCAAGGAGGTAACCAACCCTAAAAGCAACGGGTACCATGTTGTAGTATCCGGCGATACCCTCTGGTCCATCGCTAAGAAATATTACGGTGATGGAGGAAAAAGTAACATTATATTCAATGCCAATAAAGATAAAATTAAGAAGCCGGCACTGATCATCATCGGGTGGAAGCTTAGGATTCCGACCAAGGACGAATTTACGAAGTATTCTGCGCCATTGCCCAAGACGATAAAGGTCGAGCCGGCAATAAAGAAATTTACTCTTCCAGGAGAAGAAATCGTTGCAGGCTTCGGAGCAGGGTGGTGATGGAGATGGAATTCTTAATCGAGGTTGGTTCAGAAGTGTTCGAAATCAGCGAGCTTGTGAAATCCGTATCATTTACAGATAAATTAAATGATGGATGTAGCAAGCTTGAGTTTTCCTTTATCGATGATGGTTTGAAGGTTGCCAACGGCAATACGGTGCGATTTATTTATGACGATATCAAGTATTTCGGTAAAGTATATAAACACGGTCAGAATAAAAAGAAAGAAAAAACCGCTACAAGCTATGATCAGCTCAGGCACGCTAAGGCGAAAGATACCATTGTTTGCAAGAGCGATACTGTAACAACACTGGCCGGAAAGATGTGTAATTACTTCGGACTTAAAAAAGGCAAGATAACCGACACAGTGTATAAGCTTCCAGTCTCAGTTCAAGATGACAAGACATGGCTAGACATAATCTATTCCGGGATCAGTGATACATTGGCCAATAAGGGTAAGTGGTACTCACTCCGGGATGAATACGGAAGCATAGCACTCCGAGATATCGAGGATTTAAAATTAGACCTGGTACTTGGCGATGAAAGCCTATGTTATGACTATGAGTACGAAAAATCTATTGATGATAAATTCTACAATGTCGTGAAGCTTGTCAGCGATAACGAGTCGACCGGCAAGAGAGATGCTTACATCGTCAAGGATAGTAAGTCCATATCGCAGTATGGTATAATGCAGTATTTTGAAGTGCTTGACAAAAACGGCAATGCTTCGCAGATAAAGGCTAAGGCAGATATACTCATGAGTCTTTATAATCGAGAGGTTGAAACACTCACATTGCAATGTCTGGGTGATACTAGGGTGCGAGCCGGAAATAGTTTTTATGCGAGCATCGAGGATATTGATATTAATAAAAGATTGATTGTCCGGTCAGTGACTCACAATTTCTTACCAATTCATATCATGAGCTTGGAGGTGGCGCTGTGATAAATGAAATTAAGCAGATAGTACAAAATTATCTGAACAATGCAAAGCTCTGCAGCTTGATGGTAGGAACCGTGATAGATGATGGGATCCGGATAAGTGATAAATTAGTATTGCCGGATGAATTGATTATCGGAAATTTAAAAGGATCGGTTATTACCGGCCAGAAAGTCAGACTCTTGCGCAATCATGGCGGTCAACAATTTTATATCTTGGAGGTGATTAGCGAGTGATACTAACAACTGATTTATCTGTCACAGAGGACTTAGAAACCTCTAAGACTTATAAACTATCAGGCGAAATAATACAGGGATCTACGGACGAATCAGGAGCTTTAGAACAGGCTATATATAAGGTGCTAAGTACTGAAAAGTATGAGTATCCGATATATAGCTTTTCTTATGGAATTGAACTGGAAAACCTGATCGGGAAGGATCCTGCATACGTAAAAATTGAACTAAAAAGGCGAATAAGAGAGTGCCTACTTACAGATGAAAGGATTCGAAGCGTAGATAGTTTTGCGATAACTATTAAAGGAGATTCAATGCTGTGTACGTTTAATGTGTCGAGCATTTACGGAAATATTACCATCGAGAAGGAGGTGGCGGTCTAGTGTGGGAAAACATGACTTATGATGCAATAATCACTGATATGTTAGGCAGGGTAACCTCTGATGTAGATAAACGGGAAGGATCAGTAATATATGATGCTATTGCCCCGTGTGCTCTTCAGTTAGCACAGGCATATTTTTGTATGGATCAATTTATAGATCTCGTATTTGGCGATTCCGCGATAGGTGAATATCTGGATCGAGTTGTTGCCGATTATGGAATTACAAGAAAACAAGCAATTAAAGCCATTAGGCAAATTGAAACTAATGGAACGGTTGCCATTGGTACGAGGTGGGGATTAGAAGATACTACTTACATAATCACGGAGGAAGTAGCAGTCAACACCTATAAAGCTCAATGCGAGCAGGAAGGGGCAATAGGAAATCATTATACAGGAGCGCTAGAGAATATCGACAATGTAAGCGGAATCACCGCCACATTAACAAATATACTTACTTCAGGAGAAGATATTGAAACAGATGATAATTTAAGGTCTAGGTTTTATGCGCAAGTACAATCTCCCTCCACATCAGGTAACGCTGATAATTACACCAAATGGGCACTAGAGGTGCCAGGAGTTGGTGACGCAAAAGTATTCCCGCTGTGGAATGGTACAGGGACGGTAAAGGTATTGGTAGTTGATGAAAACATGGCAATTGACGAAGCACTGCCTGCAACCGTGGCGACCTATATCGAAACAGTTCGCCCGATCGGTGCAATTGTAACCGTAGATAGCCCTACCGGATCTGTTATTAATGTTGCTGCCGATGTGTTGCTTGATGGAACTAAAACACTTATTAATGTGCAGGAAGCATTTATGACAGCCCTTGCAGAATATTTGAAAGGCACTGTGTTTGATATTTATTCGGTCAGCTACGCAAGGATTGGCAGTCTATTACTTTCTACGGATGGCGTACGGGATTACAATGATCTACTAGTGAACTCCGGAACGGCCAATATTATAATTTCCCCCACTGAAATGCCAGTTGCCGGAACCGTGACATTAACGGAGGTGAGCTAGATGAACTTAATGGATTTGCTGCCCGAGTATTACAAAGGAAATCATACGATGGAGGAGCTGCAAGGGATATTAAGTGCTGATATAAACTCTCGTACAATCAAATTCGGTGAAACGATAGACCAATGTTTTATCAATACCGCTACTAGCCTCTTGAGCCGTTATGAAGAGATATACGGTATACAGGTTGATATTGGCAAGTCGGATGAGTTTCGAAGAGAGCGTATTCGTGCGAAGATCAGGGGAACCGGTACGGTTACAAAGCAAATGATCAAAGATACGGCGGCATCCTATAGCAATGGAGAGGTGGAGGTTATTGAGGATCCTGCTAACAATAGTTTTATCGTAAAGTTTGTCGGCACTATTGGGATGCCACTGAACATGTCAGATCTTACTATCACGATTGAGGAGATAAAGCCAGCTCATCTTTCGTATACATTTGAGTACGTGTATAACACACACCAGACTCTGCAAGGATTTACCCATGCTGAGCTTGGAGCATATACACATCTACAATTAAGAGAGGAAGTGATTTAATGCCGGATTTAACATCTTTAGGATTAACGAAACCAGAGGTAAACGAGTATTATGATTTAGGAATTGGCAATGTCAATTTAGATCTATTAGATCAACTTATTGCCGCAAGGATAGAAAAGGCAATGATAGCGAACAATCTGCTATCCGATAATCCAAATACTGTTTTAGCGGCTCCACAAGGCAAAGCATTGAAGGGCATGATTGATACGCTAAATGATAATTTAACTACCGTTATAAATAATTTTGTAGGGCAGCAAGACGAATACCGAGTAATGTTTGATGCTGGTGGCAGCATATCATACTCGACCTGTATACCTGTGTTAAATGCCAAAAATCGAACAATTACAATACAGACAATAACTGGTGTCGGATTTGACTTGTCATGGGTACTTATAGCAAATTTCCACGTACAAAAATTTACTAATTCGATAGCACTGTACACTGAAGATGCATCTACTATAGAGGGCGTTAAAGGCAAACTTGTAGCCTTTAGTTTCACAGTAAGTTAAAATAGCTATTTAACTTACTGTAAATACAACATCACATAACTTACCGGAAAATGTGCTTATCACATCCGTATCAGTATTGCTTAGCAGCATAAATCCATCTTTATATTTTCTGATGGTAAAAGAGGCTGCATATTGTGGATATTCGGAAATATTAAAGACGGAGATATTTGTTACGGTTATTATTTTTAAGCCGGTATTTAAAAGCGGTATCATCGATGATGCTACAACGCCGGACTGTGACTGAGAAAATAATACTGTACCGATAAACCCGGTTCCCTGTCTTACTAAATTATCATTTAACTCACTAACCAAGACCTATAAAAGGGTCTATTTTTTATACATGGAAAGGAGAGAAGTCCATGGAAAAAATCAAAATAGGAACGTATCGATACGATATAGCAAGCATTGATCAGCGCGGGAATCAGCTGAAGATTACGTTTCCTGCTCCGCTAACAATCAAAGGGGATCTATCAAAGATTGAGCTCTATACTGCAGGAGGTGTGTATTGTACTACTTTTTTAGGATACACCACCATTTACAATGTATCCGGTCCGGTTGTTGTTTTGAGTAAAGACAAAATAACCTCGCCTGATCCTGATCCGGATCCAGTGGACCCACCAGGAGAACCTGCAGTTTATAACGCAAGAGAAGAAATTGAAGCCGCCAAAGAACAAATCGCAATAGCAAACGGGATGATCAACGCATTATCTGATGCTATGTTACTGATGTCAACACCCATGATGTAGAAAGGTATAGGTAAATTATGATGGCAAGTTTTTTATTAGTAATTAAGAGGAGTATCGCAAATAAGAGTTTTACAAAAGAGTATTACCAGACAGTAATCGCAAATTGGAGCTTGAACGGCTGGCTGACGGATCCGGAAGTGGTAGAAGCTTTAGCGTATTTGGACGAAATATTTCCCGATCCGGTGCCGGAAGTCACAGAATGATAGCACTATAAATACATAGAGCCATGAGGCTCTTTTATTATGCAAAGAAAGGATGGTATATCATGTAATGGTGCAAATAGTAGCCGCAATTATCATAGCAGTATTTGGATGCATAGGAACAATCATAGGGTCCTACTTCGGAGTTAGAGCAAGTAATAAACTAACTAATTACCGCATCGAGGAGCTGACAAAGAAAGTAGACAAGCACAATACAGTGATAGAGCGAACATTTAAGCTCGAAGAAAGATGCGCTCTTGTTGAGAACGACATGAAAGTAGCTAATCATCGAATTAATGATTTAGAAGAAGAAAGGTAAGGGAGATTAATGGAAATATTAAGTCAATTTGTAATAGTGGCAGTAATGGGTATCTGTTTGGCATTGGGGTATATAATCAAGAACAGTTTAACATTCATCCCAAATAAGTATATACCGCTTATCATGGCGGTTGTTGGTGTCTTACTGAACGTCTGGATGAATAACTGGGCATTTACACCGGATATCTTGTTAGGCGGCTTAGCGAGCGGACTGGCAAGCACCGGAGCATTTGAATTAATCCGAAACATTGCAAACAAGGATAAAGGTGATCAGAATGGCTAAACTACCCGAAAGATGCAGTGACCCGAAGGAACTGAATAAACTTGTCCGGACAATGCTTGAATTGGCACTGTCTGAAATCAAGTCCCAGGGAGTGAATCCTCTCGTGGTTGAAACGTACCGTCCTCAGGAAAGACAGAATTATCTTTACTGTCAAGGTCGGACAATATCGGAGTGCGTAGCCAAAGGCATCAATCAGTCCTTTGCAACTGCTTATTCTAATCCAAAGGCTGGTAAGATCACATGGACACTCGACAGTGTACATAAGAGCCGTAAAGCTGTGGATGTGGTGCCTCAGCGATTGGTTAAAGGCAAAATGACCGCAATCTGGAATACAAAGGATCCGGAGACGCAGATCATAATCAGGACGATGCAGAAATATGGCTTCGAAGCAGGAGCGAATTGGTCGAAGTCACCTGACAGCCCTCACTTCCAAGTGAAAGGAACGTTTACAAGTGCCTTTGATCGCAAGCATACTACTCCTTATGTCACCGGAGCGATACAAAAAAGGCTGAAAGAAATACCGTGCAATGCTGATATCGATGTAGACAATAAATGGGGAGGTCAGACCGACGAAGCTGTCAACCGGTTCCGTAGATGCAGAGGATATAAAACGGCACTCGGACAGATTGGAGCGGAGGCATTCAGGGCTTTGTTCTCGTAGCCAATGACAAGCCATAAGACAAAAGGCGGTGAATTGGTTGTCCAAACACATAACCGCCTCTATGGTCAAGATACGAGGTCGAAATAAAACCCCTGGGCTTGATTAGCTCAGGGGTTGTTACTAATTATTCACTTGTGGCCTTTCCATTCTCCATCATATCTTTGATTCTGCTTTTCAGGGCTTCATCATCTTCCGGCTCAGGATCCTCTTCAAATTCTATTTCCATTTCGGGAGTCAATGTTATTGTAGGCAAATTATTGATATATTCTTGTTCAGCAATTTTTTGGAGCGCCTCAAGATAATCTTCATCGTCGGAGATATCGTTTTCATACACTACCTCTGCATTTGATACCATTTCAAAATATTCTGGCGAACAATAATACTCATCATTTATCTCTACTACATATCCATCCACGATATTCTCGAGGAGGGTTTCTAGATCGTCCGTATCGTAAAGCACCCATTCTGAATAATCTTCCTTCACAGTAACATAGCACTTAAAGCTTTTCTTACCTGATTTCGCTGTTATAGTAGCCTTACCGCCGTTAACAGCAGTTAATGATCCGGTTTTATTAATTGTAACTACTTCTTTGTCATTGCTGGACCATTTAACATTTTTATATTTGGTCGGTAGTGAGAGTACGCACTTCTTGCCCTCATCAATCGTTATTTTCTTGTTACTCGAAATATCATAAGTCTTCGTTGCTCCCAATGCCGATACCGGAATTAAGAGTATAAACACAGTCAAAATCAATATAAATAGTTTCTTCATATTACCTCCTAATCTCAACTAGATCACCAATATCGCATTTGAAGTATTCCGCGAATCTCTCTAGTGATCTCAACGTTATGTAATCATTCCTATTTATCTTGGCTATAACATCATTCGAAACACCAATCTCATTCTTGACGTCTTGCCATCTCAAGCCGCTTTCGATAACTTTCTCCCTCAATCCACGATAGGACAACAAATATATCACTCCTTTTATACCCACATTATACCAAATATGGCGATAATGTCGATAAGGTTCTGTAAAAACAGAAATATTTCTGAAAAAGCGGAAACATGGACATGCATGGCACATATAGTATTAACAAAGATAAAAAAGTTTAAACACACCGGTTAAACAAAACTAAAATTGTTTAGGAGGGATTGTATGATAGGCGTCGACAAAGGCACTACCTACACAAAGACCGATCAGAAGATATGTATAAAAAGTACCATAAGGGAATTCCAGGAGAATGACATCTCATTGCAGAATGATAAGCTTCTTCTCGAAATGGATAATAAGAAGTGGATTATCGGAGAGAGAGGGAACTACTCAACGGATTTAATGAAATCACAGCATTTCAACACCAAGGCCCTCATTCTCACAGCAATTGCTCGCAGCACTCCTGAAGAATGCATTATAACCGACATCGTGACCGGCTTACCCATCGCTTTATATTCCAGCCAGAAGCAACTCATGAAGAATTTGTTCCAAGACACAACAAACGAGATCCGGATCAATGGAGCCAGAAAGAGGATCCGGATTAGAAACACAGAGATTTTCCCTGAAGCTGCCGGAGCATTCTACTCACAGAATGAATATAGGGATGCTCTTATAATTGATTTCGGAGGGCTTAGCATTGACACGGCATTATTTAAGGACGGTAAGCTTGTAAAATATTCAACTTATTCTATGGGAACAATGAAGCTGTTTTCAAAGATGGCAAACAAGATAAATTCAGATTATGACTTATCAAAGACTGAATGGGATATGGAGGAAATACTTAAAGACGGATTGTTTATTCATGGGAAACAAGTAGATATCGAAGTTGACAGTATCGTCATTGAGCATGTGATGGAAATTATTGAAAGGCTTTCGCTGGAATACGATCTCAAAAGCATTAGGAATATTCTTCTCACCGGTGGCCCGACTGATTGGATCATTAAATATCTAATCCATTATATTCCACAGATAAAGACCATGAAAAATAACCAATATAGCAACGCAATAGGATACGGCAATATCGGGAGGGCGATATTTGGATGAGAAAGACTAAGGGATTTTCATATGATCCAGAAACAGACCAAGATGTGATAATACATATTGATGAACAGCAGAATGGAAGCCAGTATATTTGGAGTCTTGTGAGAGCCGATATGTCGGAGAATAGCATCGAGAATATAGTCAAGAGGCAGATAGAAAAGTACCTGCAGGATCATGAAATCACTGCAGGCACGATAAATAAGGATATTAAATTGGATACCAATGAAATCAAAAATATACTCAGTCTTTAGGGTGCACTTATTCCATCTAGCGTTGAATAGCTACAACTTACAGCGAGCTGCTTCGCCTGCGCTATACAACAGCGTATGCGCGGAAACACGAAAAGATGCATGTACGCCTTGTACTATTTGAAAAAGATTTAATAACCTAGTATATAACCAAACACACGAACACCGACAAAAAATAAAGTTAAAGCAGCATAACTCATCAATTTCACCTCAATTCAGAAAGGGAGTATGTATTATGGATAGTTTAAATGCAGTTTTTGAGAAATTCTTTTATCAGTTCTGCGATATCGCTAAGTGGATATTTGCATTCAGAATGGCTTCGGATGCTATCAAAAGAGGAAACGAAAGCGATTTTATGGGTGCACTCAAATCAATCGGTAACGGAGGCTTAGGGTATGGGTGCCTGTATGCAATCGTTTATGTTCTGGATCTAGTTCAAGAAACAATTTCATCATCATTCAAATAGGAGGGATTATTATGTGGAGCTTCATTGTCATGGCAGTTATCGTATTCATATTTACAAGGATATATATTAATAAGTTCGATCTCAAGGGGAAGAATGTTATTTCTCTGATCTCAGCAATTAGTTTGACCGGATTTTTAAATATTATTCAATTGATCCTACATGGTGTATTATCAGCTATCTTTTAGGAGGTGTGGCCAATGTTTCTAACGACTATATCAACGCCAACACCGCCGCCAGATCCAAGATTCACATACATTAACAGCGCTACTTCCAGCACTGGTATCGGCGGGTACGACTATGGAGCGATAGGTAAATGGGCTCTTGATGGGTTAGCATATCTGTTTGACTTCCTGGACCCAATCGTAAGCTGGGGTGGCAAGGTAATTATTATAGGATGTTTCATAATTTATTGGTGTAGTGGAGAGAAGAAGTATATAGCCTCGGCATTAAAATGTGCAATCATCGTATTGATATTCTGGGTAATAAGAGGTGCTGTATGAAAGAAATAGGGATGAAGATTTCAGAATACTTTGAGCTAAAGAAACCAAATTACATATTTTTGAAACTTATTCCTTCAAACAGTATTCGGAATTACAATAGCGATAAAATACTTAATCTGATCGCCGGGCTATACCGATCAATTGATAAGCAGATCCGGACGGTTAATAAGAAGCTCTTCTTCGAATGCAATGCCAAGGTTAGTTACTATGTTTATATGGAAAAGAAAAATGTACAATTCTACTTCATCGTACCGGAATCCCATTACAATCTGTTCAAGGATAAGATTATAGATGTTTGGTCAAATAAAATCACGATCACACAGGTTCAAGAGTTACCGCTGTTCGATAATGATTGCACTAAGTTTTATATGACTTATAAGAAAGAGGATGCAATGAGCCTGGCATGCGATAAGAGAAATAATGTTTTGCTGAATAGCCTCCTAACAACTATACATGTAATGGAGGACGGAGATAAGGTCGGTGTATTTTATAATTTCACCCCGGCATATCAAAAGAGCTGGAGGGTTGCTTATGACAGGACCCTCCAGAAGCTCAAAGAAGATGAACCGATCAATAAGAATAAACTTGATGCTCTTTATTTGGTTAGGGTCCTTACATTAATGATAGCGAAGTGTATTGATACGGTCCTCGAGAGTATCAATCTTGGAAAGGCTAAAATCGAAAAGCCGATGAGAGATTTGTATCTTACCGATGATACAGTTAAAAAGAGGGATTCAGTTATCATAAATACTCAGATACTTTGCTTCTCACAAAGCGAAGACAGGAGCAGGGAGTATAATAATGCCGTGAGTGTATGTCAGAGCTTCCAGTGTCTGGATGGTGATAATTCTCTCATTTACCATAAGTGCCGTAGTGACAAATTTAGTCCGTTAGATACAACCATGAAGGGAGCGCAAACAATGAAGGTTCAAGCGATTGAGGGGCAAAGTTTTCTGTCGTTACCAGGAAGAGAATTACTTGAGGAACACAAGGTCATAGAGCATACAAATGTACTGGAGTTTGAGGTGCCAGAGAAACTTAGGAACGGTTATATATCTCTCGGAATCAGTACTTATCACGGGAACCAGACCGAGGCATTCCATAGAGATGCATACGACCAGGGAAGCTTCCCATACGTGCTCATAGGTGAACAGGGCAGTGGCAAGACTACATATATCAGTAATTACATTGATAGTATCCAGAAGCGCGATGAGGGAGGGATGAATATTGATTACATTAAGAACTGCGAACTGTCAGAGACAATAAAAACCGTAGTCCCCGCAGACAGAATTATAGAATTGGATATGTCCGATGTAAATAGCGTGCAAGGGATAGGATATAACGAGCTGGTCCCAAAGAGTGACGATCCTATTGATGTTCTGGATGTGGCGAACCGCAAAGCACTATATATACAGATGTTGGTTGATGCATTGAACATTGATGGCGATCCGCTCAGCAGCTCCATGGATAGATTTCTAAGTGCAGCGGCCAATGTAGTATTTTTGAATAACTCGGCAAGCCTTAAGGATGTTGTCAGGTGCCTCAACGATTATAATTATAGGAAGTTCTGTATTGACGCTGTCCCGGTAGTATTAACAGAATATCTCAGCGACGAAATAAGCGCATTAACCGAGCTAGATGATAGTAAAGATGGTATAGTAATTGGTACCAGGATGTCCAAGATAGATGGAGTTAATCACAGAATAAACCTGCTCCGGAAGGACCTACGGCTTAAGATGATGTTTAATAAATCATGCAAAGATAATATTGATCTGGTTAGAGCAATGGATGATGGCAAAATTATACTTGTCAAAATGCCGCAGGAATACTTCTCTACGCCATATTCGAAGAATGTCATAGTAACATACCTATTCACAAAGATATGGGCTGCAGAGCTGATACGTGGAAGCAAGCAGAAACAACCTAAACGGTTCCATGTAATAGTTGATGAAGTGTTCCAGAGCAAAACATCAATGAAGCTTCTGAAAGAGCAGGAAATACTTCCACAGACGAGAAAGTTTGGTTGCAAGTTCGTATTCAGCTGCCAGTATCTCGGACAGATAGAATTGATTGATCAGACGCTCCGATCAGCCGGCGCATCATACATGCTAATGAAAGGATCCGGTAAAGCGAACTTTAATGAGTTTAAAGATGAGTTGGCACCGTATACACTGGAAGATCTGGAGGCGCTTCCACAGTACAGCAGCCTTAATCTAATCAACTACGAAGATGGTCGGGCAAAGTTTGTAACGAGATTGCCAAAGCCACTATAGAATAATGAGCCCTTGCCTTAACCAGTGAGGGCTTATTTTGTGATAAAAGAAAACCCCGCACTTGGCGAGGCTCTTTTCTAAGAAATTCTAGTTTCTAACTATTCATCTATTTTTCTGCTTTTGGGGATAAATTCATATTAACATTTCTTTAGGATTTTGTATAGTTGGCGAAACGGCGAAATAATCATTAATTTATATACACGATGACCAACTTATTTAGGACATAATACATATAGTCAACGAATTAAGATCAATCATTTATTTAACAAATTTGCAAAATGGTATCATTGATACTATTTAAAAATATTTTTACGGGTTTTTGAAGAAAAGGATATATAGAAGTTTTTTGGCTTGTCAATCCTCCTAATTAATGCTAGCATGAGCGCATGATATCGCGCGAGATAAATATTCAGGCCTGTATTTATTGATCGCCATCATCTTTTAATCCGTAGACCAGCCAATTTATAGATATCCCAAGAACCTCACATAGAACTACGATCTTTGAAATAGGTAAGTCATAAGTTCCATTTTCAAACCTGGAATATGATGACTGCGCTATCCCTAATGCATTGCTAACATGGGATTGCTTTATTCTCTGTCTGGTCCTGGCTCTATATGCTCGATCACCAATATCTTTAATGTCATTTCCCATAGTATTATCCACCTCTGGGAAATAATAACATACAGGATGTGCTTAAACAACATTTTGCGATATAATATGCACAGGGGGAAAATATATCCTGTATAACATATTTTGTTAAAAATACCACAAATCTGACATAGTCTGTCGGTATACTGTGGTAACATGAAAACAAGCCTCCGGAGGGCTATATAATAGTAAATCATTCCCCGGTTTACTAAATATTTCGCAGCGTCTTGCCGACGTTGCAACCAATTTTATCAACGCTGGAAAGCGTTTAGATACTGTCAGCATTTTTTACTATTGTATACGAACGTGTGTTCTGATACAATGACTATAATTTCACCGCGCGATGATACTGGGTTGTTTACAGAAAGGGGATACAATATTGGAGAAGAACATAGAAACAACAATTGGCAATTGTTGTGACAGCTTAGAAGACGAAAAGTTACAAATAAATCTTAGAGGGTTGGTCAAAAATCGGTGTGAAGTTGAGAGCGATCAGGATGCAATCTGTAATGAACTACTTGAAAAATATGTTAGGGAATTTTGTGAAAACGATTTTGACCAATGCTATGAAACTGTAATACAAATTCGCAATGCTGCATGTTTTTTGGGATACAAATTAGCGTCAAAAGATATTTCCAACATATTAGAAATCTAGTATTAAACCCCGGGGCCCGTACAGCTTCGGGGTTTGTTTCTGCGGTATAATAATTGTACTTAATTAACTATAGCGACGGATACAGCGGCGACAATGATGGTCTTCACATTATTACCTAACCATACGATGAAGACGGGTGCCAATGCGGATTTGGGAAGACTGTTCAGTACAATCAGGTACGGCTCCA